CATACACCAGCAATTACATCTTCAGGCGTGTGTGGAAATCTACCAGTGTTTACTGCAGCAGCAGATACACTTGATGTAGAGATTCAAGCATCTAGTGGAACTATTACTGGAGGTATCCTACGTGTGTATGCAGTTTGCATTATCATGGATGACATCTCACAGTCAGGTTCTGCAAATGAAGTGGATCGTGATCTACTCGCATAATACCTTTAGGGGACTAACTTTTAAGCTAGTCCCCTTAACTTAACTTCTAGGATAATTATAATGGCTCTAACCTTTCTTAGCCTCACTAATAGTGTCATTACTCGTATGAATGAGGTGACATTAACTTCTACTACCTTTTCAAGTGCAAGGGGAGTTCAAGTACAGTGTCAAGAAGCAGTTAATGAGGCTATAAGATATATTAATCAAAGAGAGTTTAGCTATCCTTTTAATCACGCTACTAACACTTCTACTTTAACTGCAGGTGTAGTTAGATATTCCGTTCCTACCAGTACAAAATATATAGATTACAATACAGCAAGAATAAAAAAAGATACAACCTTAACATCTTCAGGCAATAATTTAAGTAAGCTTAATTATAATGAGTATATAGGTAAAGAGTATGCTAATCAAGAAGATGAAATACAATCTACCACTCTTAATGGTTCTCACTCATCATCTGTTACAACATTAACGCTTACCTCTACTACAGATTTTTCTTCTAGTGGCACTCTTCACATTGGTGGAGAGCAAGTGACGTACACAGCGATATCTGGCAATGATGTAACAGGCTGTACAAGAGGTGCTAACAATACAACTGCTGAAACACACAGTAGTGGAGTCACAGTAACACAGTTTGACAGGGGCGGCATACCTCAGTTTATTGTGCGAACATTAGATAATAACTATCTACTTTATCCTTTTCCTGACAAACAATACACCATTATATTTGATTATTTTACTTTTCCTAGTGACCTTTCTGCACATGGTGATACTACTACAATACCAGATAGGTTTGGTCCAATCGTAGTAGATGGTGCAACTGCTTTAGTTTATCAGTACCGTGGTGAGATGCAACAATATCAATTAAACTTTGAAAGATTTGAACAGGGCATTAAAAATATGCAAAGCTTGATACTTAACAAATATGATTATTTACGCTCTACCGTAATAGATAATCCTTACAATTATACAAACCCTGTTCTTAGAGTTTCATAAATATGCCAGATATCTCCCAAACATCCCCAGCAGCTTTTAATTTAGAGGGTGGGTTAGTTCTTAACCGCTCTACCTTTTTAATGCAACCCGGCGAGGCTTTGCAGCTAGAAAACTTTGAGCCTGACATTCAAGGTGGTTACAGGCGTATTGATGGACACACTAAGTTTGTAAATCACATTGTGCCACAAACATCATCCTCTTCTGAAAAAGTTTTAATGGTTGCTACTTTTGCTAACAAAGTGTTAGCTGCAAGAGGAGAAAAGATATTTAGTTCTGCTTCAACTGAACTAGCATCAACTATTGCTTCAGCTACAGGTATGACAGGTTCTGGTACTATAACTGTAGATACTACAACAGGTTTCTCTAGCAGTGGTACACTACAAATAAATAGTGAGATATTTACTTACACGGGCGTTACTTCTACTACATTTACAGGTGTAACTCGTGCCGCATCAAGCACGTCTGCAGCAGCCCATGTCGTTGATGATGTAGTATCTGAAAGTTGGACAGAGATTGATACAGGCCGCACTGACGCAGGTAAATATAAATTTGAAAGATTTAACTTTGATGGTAATGACAAAATAGTTTTTGTTGATGGAGACAACGCACCAGTTGTGTTCAACACATCATTAAGTGCAACAGATGTAAGCACTAGTTCTGTAGTAGGCTCCAAGTTTGTAGCTTCTTTTAAAAACCATATGTTTTATGCTGGTAAATCTACTACACCTCAAGAGGTTGTGTTTAGTGTACCGTTTGATGAGGATGACTTTACTGGTGGCTCTGGTGCTGGTAGTATTAAAGTAGATGATACTATTGTAGGATTAAAAGTATTTCGTGATAATCTGTTTATCTTTTGTGAAAACCGTATATTTAATTTAACAGGTTCTTCATCTAGTAACTTTGCTGTTGTGCCTGTTACAAGAGATATAGGCTGTATCAACGGGGATACTATCCAAGAATTTGCAGGTGACTTAATATTTCTTGGGCCTGATGGTTTACGCACAGTTGCTGCTACCGCTAGGATTGGTGACGTTGAGTTAGGAACAATAACTAGAAATGTACAATCTATATTTGATGCTAACATAAAAGATGCAGCCGTTTTTGATAGTGTAACAATACCAGATAAAACACAGTACAGGATATTTTTCTCTAAAGATGGACAGGGCGAATCTTTAACAAAAGGCGTGATATGTGTTATGAAGGGAGATAGCTTTGAGTTCTCAGAAATAAAAGGAGTCAAACCATCCTGCACAGACACATTTATTAAAACAGGTGACGTAATCGTATTACATGGAAGTTTTTCAGGCTACGTTCACAGACAAGAAAAAGGTAATACTTTTGATGGGACAACTATCTTTGGAAAATACAGAGGCCCAGATTTAGGCTTTGGTGATACAGGTATAAGAAAACACATGCAAAAAGTTATAGTTAACTTTAAGCCAGAATCATCTATCAATGCAGATTTAATTGTTCGATATGATAACGAGGCTTTTGATTCAGCAAGACCTGCAGTCTACCCTTTAGATTCAAGTTCTGTTGCTGCTGAGTATGGAAGCGCGACATATAATCTTTCAGGAGCATCTATAAACTTTGCTTATGGTGGCCCATCACAACCTTTATTTAGGCAATCTGTAGAGGGTTCTGGATTTACTGTTGCACTAAGAGTTAATGACAATGCTATAACCGCACCCTACTCTTTAAAAGGGTTTCAGTTAGAGTATCAAGTGGGAGCTAGACGTTAAATGGGCGCTACATATACAAGACAATCATCTTATACAGACGGTGACGTAATTCAAGCATCAGACACAAACAATGAGTTTGATCAGCTTCTTGCGGCATTTAATGAATCTACAGGTCACACACATGATGGCACTTCTCAAGAGGGTGGCCCTATTACTAAGTTATTAGGTAACACTCTTACGTTTGGGGCAGGTACTTCAGGCACAGACATTACAATAACCTTTGATGGCGAGACTAATGACGGTGTACTAAAGTGGATGGAAGACGAGGATTACTTTGAGTTCTCTGATGATATACTTATAGCCTCAACAGAAAAGATACAGTTTCGTGATACCGCTATTTACATTAACTCTAGCACAGATGGACAACTTGATCTTGTAGCAGATACAGAAATACAAATTGCAGCTACCACTATTGATATAAATGGTGCAGTAGATGTATCAGGTAATCTTTCTGTTGGTGGTAATCTAGACGTAACTGGTAGCTTGGATATGAGCGATGCAAATATTACTAATATTGGAAGCATTGCCCTTGATACTATTACTAATGATGGCACAGATATAACACTAGATTCTTCTGGTGATATTATTCTTGACGCAGGTGGTGCTAATGTAACAATTAAAGATGATGGCACATCAATACTAGATATTGCAAATAGTTCTAGTGATGCAGTTCTTACAGTAAGTACAGCAGATAAAAATTTTACTATTAAAGGTACAGATAGTTCTAGTCTTATTACTGCTCTTGATATTGACATGGCTCTTGCAGGTAAAGCTACATTTAATGGAGATGTAGTTATAGGTGGTGATCTTACTATTAGCGGTGATGATCTTATAATGGCTACCAATACTTCTGGTGCTTTACTTATCGCTGATGGTACAAACTTTAATCCTACTGTTGTAGGTGATCTATCAGAGATTAGTACGGTAGCTAATGATGATGTATTCTTAGCTGTTGATACTTCTGGTGGTGGCCTTAAAAAGATTACTAGAAGTGCTATTGTTTCTGGTCTTGCTGCCTCTGGTGCTATTTCTGATGTAGTATCGGACACAACGCCACAGTTAGGTGGTAATCTTGATACTAACTCACATAATATACTAATTGATGATGCACACTTTATAGGAGATGAAAACGGCAATGAGCAGATAGTATTTCAAACTACTAGCTCTGCAGTCAATCAAATAGAAGTTACTAATGCTGCTACTGGTAATGGTGTACAAATTGCTTCTACTGGTGGTGATACTAATATTGATTTAAAACTATTGCCTAAAGGTTCTGGTCAAGTAGTCATTGATGGTAATGTAGGAATAGAGTCAGGATTAATTGATTTAAAGAATGCAGGGGCAGTATCAAAGATTAAATTTTACTGTGAGTCTAGTAATGCTCATGCACAAACACTTCAAGGAGCACCACACTCTGAGGCTGCTTCTAACTCCCTAACACTTCCAAGCACAGGTGGTGACGTTGACCTAGTATCAACAGCTTCAACTGCTACACTAACTAACAAAACACTTACTGCACCTAAAATAGCTGATGGTGGTTTTATAGCTGATGCTAATGGTAATGAACTTGTAGTATTTCAAACAACAAGCTCTGCTGTAAATGAAATAGAGATTACTAACAATGCTACTGGCAGTAATCCAATAATAGCAGCTACAGGTGGAGACACTAACATAGGTATTGCACTTACACCTAAAGGCACAGGTGAAATTGTAATAGGTGCAGGTAACTTAAACTACGGTGGTACTGCAGTTACATCTACAGGAGCAGAACTTAATATCTTAGATGGTGTAACTAGCACTGCAGCAGAACTTAATATACTTGACGGTGTAACCAGTACAGCAGCAGAGTTAAATATACTTGACGGTGTAACCAGTACAGCAGCAGAGCTTAATATAGTAGATGGTAATACTTCTGCAACAGCAACAACGGTAGCTGACGCTGATCGTGTTGTTTTAAATGACAACGGCACTATGGTGCAAGTAGCTGTAACAGACCTTGCTGCATACTTTGATGATGAGATTACAGCCATGCCTAATCTTGTTACTACTGCTGCAACAACTGTTGGTGCTTTAGATAGTGGTAGTATTACAAGTGGCTTTGGTACGATTGATACAGGCTCTAGTAACATAACTACCACAGGGGTGGGTTCTTTTGGCTCACTAGACATCTCTGGTGATATTGATGTAGACGGTACAACCAACTTAGATGCAGTGGATGTAGATGGTGCAGTAAACTTTGCTGCTGATGTTACTTTCGCAGATGGTGCAGATATCATTACTGCTAGTGCAGGTACGTCCAACTTTCGTGCAGGTGTAAACGCAGGTAACTCAATAGCCTCTGGAGGAAATTATAACGTAGTTGTGGGTGACGAGGCTGGCACTGCACTAACCACGGGTGATGCAAACGTAGCTGTTGGATTTGAAGCACTTAAAACTGAAGATGCCAATGGTGAAAGTGTTGCTGTCGGTTATCAAGCATTGAAAGCACAGAACGTAGGAGCGTCTGGTGTAAACACGGCAGTTGGTTACCTTGCAGGTACAGCAATGACCACTGGTATTTATAATGTCATGTTGGGTGGTGAAGCAGGTGACGCAATGACTGATGCTGATGGAAATGTGGCATTAGGGTGGAGGTCACTTACGAGTAATACACTAGGACACGGTAGTACCGCTGTTGGAGCGCAATGTCTTTTCTCTCAAAATTATGGCTCGTCTACCAACGCTTACAATACATGTGTGGGTCACTCTGCTGGCTACACAATATCTACTGGAGTTTCAAACACTCTTGTAGGCGGATTGGCTGGTGATAATTTTGCAACAGGTAACAGCAATGTAATTATGGGATACAACTCTGATACCGCTGCCAGCGACACATCACAAATTATTGTTTTAGGGACGGGAGTTACATCACAAGCAGCAAACAATTTCACATTTGGTTTCGGAGCTACGGATAGTAATATCGCATTTGGTGCAACGTCCATCACTGCGCCATCTGATGTAAGACTTAAAGAGGACATCCAAGATGAAAAGATTGGTTTAGATTTTATAAAAGATTTAAGGCCAGTGACATTTAGGTGGAAGAAAGCAAAAGACATTGATCCTGAAATGAGAACACACGACCCTGACTCTGATGAGAGGGTGATGAACGGTAAATATAATCATGGATTTATAGCTCAAGAAGTTAAACAGGTTATAGACAGTTATTCTGATATTAAAGATGGGTTTGATATGTGGTCGGCTGATCCTACGGATGGTAGACAAAGAATAGGCGAAGCTTCTTTAATGCCTATAATGGTTAAAGCAATTCAAGAGCTTGAAGCTCGCATAGCCACACTTGAAGGAAAAGATGATGAGTAGGACAGCAGACGAAATAGCACAAGGTCATGCGGCCTGTTTAAATGGTGCAAGCACAATCAACAGTGTGATTGCTACACACAACAAAGGCTCTGATGCAACAAGCGCAGACTTTGGGTATGACATGACACATGACCAAAAGAAAGCTCGTGTGTCACGCAGCGTGGGCTATCTCAAGCATCAAAAAACATTTACTGATTGGACATCAGAGAGTTTTACTGACATTGATGCGGCTATATCTGCTGCAGATACATTTACAGGATAAACATTATGGCAAACGATAACTGGCACTTGAGTAAGTCTGTACCATTGACACTAATCTTTGGTTTATTCGTACAGGGTGCTGCTATTGTTTGGACTGTAAGTACAATGACCTCTGACATAGAAATTAACGCATCTAAAATTGTAGAAATACAACAAAGACTAGGGCGTGTAGAGGATGCAGTACATGGACAGGCTGTATCTATGGCTAGGATAGATGAAAACATAAAAGCTATTCGTATGTCTGTAGAGAAGATGGCAGACAAATAATGAGAGGGATTTGTCACAATGATAGAGGTTCTTGCACTTGCGTCTGCAGTAAGTACAATATCGGGTGGTATTAGTTCAGCTATAAAGGCAGGACGTGATGTTAGTGATTTATTACCTCACTTTGGAAAGTTAGCTAAGTTAGACACAGAGATACAACTTGCTGAAAGCGGTAAACACAAAGGACCACTAGGTAGACTTACGAGTAGTGAAGAAGAGGGTTTTGCTATAGCTTCAGCTAAAATGAAACACAAAGAAGCTATGGATATGTTAAGAGAAACGTGTCAGCTATTTGGCCCACCCGGTATGTGGGATTTAGTAGTTAAAGAACAAGCTGCAGCTAGGCAGAGACACAAGGAAGCACTAGAACTACAAGCTAAACAAAGAGATCAAATGTTTTGGGGGATATCTGTAGTAATAGGTGTACTAGTATTTGTAGGTGGCTGTGTCGCTATGATATATGGACTGAACGAAGCTGTAAATGGATAATAGGTAAAATACTATGGCAAACAAGTTTAAAGGTTTTAACAATCAACAAACGCACCAATTACTTACTGAGCTAGGCTATACAGGCCCAGCGCAAAAGGATGACATGGATAAGTTTGTTGCGGCTACTCCGACTGTTGCATCTATGCTTGGGCGTTATAACGAGATGGCTAGACAACGTGTAGAGGGTGGGCCTGTGGCTCCTATAGGTATGCAAGCTGGTGGAGCGCTTCCTAAAACTCCTCTTGATCTTTATTGGGAAAACTTTGCAGCACAAAAGAAACAAGCTAAAACATCTGGTCAACCTACTTTAGTTGATACTTACCTTCGAGATGATACGGCGCAAGATGATATGGCACAAATTAATTTTCCTGATGGAACTGCAGTAAGCGTTCAAAAAGGTTTTGCCGAAGCTTATTTAAATCACGCTAAAAACACAAATATACAATTAAATACTGTAGCAGATTATAACGCACTGTCTCAAAAAATATCTGCAGGTACAGAAAATCCTAATAGTACAGAAGCTCAAATACACAATCAAGGTAACAATCGTACTTTACAATATAGAAACACTAAACAAGGTAAATCACGAGATGACTTTATTCAGGAATCTTCACAATATAATGTTCAAGGTAAATCAACCTCTGTCCCCCAAGTTACAGGTGAGGTAGCTTTAGCTGGTGGAAATACAGGGGTAGCTTTACCAGAGGGTTTACCAAAGTTTATTCAAGAAAAAGCCACACCTGATACAACAGTTTCACAGGCTATTGCAGACAAAGATACAGCGCAAAAAGCTGTAGAACAATCAGAGAGAATACAATTAGAAAAAGAGGCTAGGGCAAAAGCGACAACTGATACTACTGTTGCTGATACTACTGTTGCAGAAAAAGACACAGCAGCAGCAGATATTCCTATAGAGCAATTACCACCAACTATAATAGGCCAGAGCGAACTAGATGCTGCACAAAAGGCTTACGCTGATGCACAGAAAACATTAACTGATGCACAGACAGCGTTAAACAATGCAACAGAACCGGAAGCTAATCCATTTACTGATCCTACTGCTTTAGAAAATATAACAGCGACTTATTTAAGCTCTGACGCAAATGTTAAATATAACATAGATTTTGATACGTATCACAGAGATGGTGTAGGTAAATCAGGTGTAATGAGTGCTGATGTTAAAGCGATACTTGAGAGTGGTAAGATGCCATCTGACCCAACTAAGTATGATGAAGCAGAACTTAATAAAGGGTCATCAGATAATTGGACATTTAAGTTTGATAATGGGCAAACTGTAGTTATACGCCGTGATAATAAAGAAGATGCGATAGCTTCTTTTAACAACCTAGCTAAGATGCTTACTGACTTTAAAGAGTCTGACTTATTTAAGAACAACAGATCTCCAGAACAGATAGCTTACGAACAGCTTATGCAGAATGTTACTGATGCTGAAGAGTTAATAACAACAACTGAAGCTGAAGTAGCGGCAGCACAAAAGCGTTTTGAGACTACAGAGATACCTAGCACAGCAGAGGCATTAGGTAAAGCTATAACTGACCCTACAGGATTAACAACTAAGGCTGACGTATCAAAGATTACTGAAGAAACAGATCAACTTATAGGTACAGAAAAAGGTCAGATAGGTGAAGTAAGTGAAACTGCAGTTAAGCTAGCTACAGCTAAGATAGCTAAAGATATAGAGGCTGACAGTGTTAATACATATAATGCTATCATGTCTCAAAGCGAAGTTACAGCAGCACTAGAGAAACTAGCTGCAGCCACAGGTACACCATCAGAGGGTGCTTTATCTAAAGCTGAAACTATGACACCGGAGGAGCTTGCACAGCTTAACCTTGACCCAGCTACACAGGAATTTCTTAGGGATATACCAATAATAAAAAGGAATTTAGACAACCGTGAATTACCCACTTCTGAATTATTTAACTCATATACAAGGTCAATTGCCCAACAATTTGAGGGAGAAGTTGATGAGATTGATGGTGCTAAGTTTGCTTCTGATACACCTCAAGCAAGAGCACAAGTAAACTACAACCTTACGCCTACTGAGATAGCTACTGCTGAAGCAACTAAGATACAACAGGCCGCTACATTTGCGGAGTACGCTACAGCAGAAGAAAAGAAATCAGAGTTTATACCTGCAATAACAGCAGAGACAGGCACAGTAACAGCAGATGAGCTAGTTGATCTTAACAAAATACTAAACAACGAAGCCGTAGTTGTTACAGGTAGAACCTTAGAAGCACTAAACGAAGCATCCACAGCTAAAGCAGCCAGTGCAACATTCTCACAGCAACTTGAGGCTACAGCAGTTAAAGGTGAGGTTAGCGCTCAGTCTACAATATCTTTTCAGCTAGGCAAGCTTATGGAGTCCTTCAACGATGGTACACCTGCATGGGCTGCAGGGGCTTTACGTAATGTAAATGCAGCCATGAATGCTCGTGGTTTAGGCGCTAGTTCTATGGCTGCTGCAGCTATGGTACAGGCTTCTATGGAGGTGGCACTACCTATAGCACAAGCTGATGCGTCTATCTTTCAAGCTATGGATATGGAGAACGTGCGTAATGCTCAAGCTGTAGCTTTAGCTAATGCTGCTGCAGCACAAAACTTTGAGTTAGCTAACTTGTCAAATAGACAAGCTGTAAACATACAGAACTCTATGAACAATGCCAACCTGTCTTTGAGAAACTTGTCTAATACACAAGAGGCTGTGCTTGCTTCTGCACAGTTTAAAGCTGCACTACAAGGTCAAGAGTTGAGTATTAGCTCTAATGTCTCACTAGCTAATGCTGCACGTTTTGCACAAGTAAACGACATAAACCTCAGTAACGCACAGCAGACATCTATACTTAGGTCTACACAAGCCTTAGAAGTTGACTTAACTAACCTATCAAATGTACAGCAAACTGCCTTGTCAAACTTACAAGTCAAAGCTGCTATGATGGGACAAGAGCTTACTAATGAGCAGCAAGTAGCTGTATTAGAAACGACACAGGCGTTTGATATTGAAATGCAGAACGCTACACGTAAGCAACAAGCGTTTATACAAGATGCTGCATCTAGGGCTGCAATGGAAGGTAGAGTGCTTGACAATAGACAGCAGACATCTCTATTCAATGTAGGCAACGAAGTAGCAGAGCGTGGCATAGAGTTAAACAATGAGCAACAGGCCACTATGTTTAACATGACTAACAAGATGACTATAGATGTTGAGAACTTGTCCAATCGTCAGCAGAGTGCTCTAGCTACCGCACAAATAGAAGCAGCCATGAAAGGTCAAGAGCTTACTAACAGACAGCAAGTAAACATTGTACGAACAGAGAGAATAGCTGAAATAGCTAATATGCAGTTCACAGCAGATCAACAGACTGCAATAAGAAACTCTGAGTTAGCTCAAACTGTTGACTTAGCTAATTTAAACAACACTCAAGCTAAAATACTAGCTGATGCTGCGGCTATGTCTCAGGTAGATGTAACTAACTTAAACAACAGACAACAAGCTGCACAACAAAAAGCAGCAGCATTCTTGTCATTTGATTTAGAAGGGCTGTCTAATGAGCAGCAGATAGAAATATTCAAAGGACAGAGTGAAATACAAAGTATACTTAGTGATCAAGCTGCAGAGAACGGACAGCTACAGTTCAATGCTCAGAGCACTAATCAGGTTGAACAGTTCTTTGCTAACTTAGATGCGCAGGTTGATATGTTTAGCACCGCACAAGAGAACGCTATAGAGCAGTTTAACGTAGGTGAAGAGAATGTTTTATCTAAGTTTGACTCAGAACTCAGCAGTCAGCGTGACATGTTTAATGCATCTAATGAACTGGTTGTAGCGCAAGCTAATACTCAGTGGAGACAGAATATAGCCACCATAAATAATGCTGCTAGCAATGAAGCAAACATGCGTGACGCTATGGCTGCTAACAACTTGACCACACAAGGTATAGCAGAGCTTTGGCAACAGGAGCGTGACTTAATGAACTACGCTTGGACAACTGCAGAAAAGCAAGCTGACAGAGATCACCAGTTAGTTACAAATAAAATACAAGCTGACTCTGCAGAGGATAGTGGCTTTTCAATGGCAGCAGGGAAGTTCTTGTCGGCTACCATAGGTGCTATAGCTGAAACTGGTGGCATAAGTAAGTTTTTTAGTTAAGGTAAAGTAATATGAGTTTAGAAAATCTATTTAACAGTTTGCAGAACTTACTCAGTGGTGGTAAAGATCAACCGCAAGAAGAAGAAAAGCAAACAGAGGGTTTAATGTCTACTAGCCTTAGACCTAGAGCTAGACCTGCTGGGCTAAAGCCTATTGAAACTGAACAGAATGAAAACAATGAATACTTAGCTAATACTATAAATAATATTAACAGCCCAGAGTTTAACGAGGAGGACACTACAGTTAAGACTAGTCTTAGACCTAAAGCTAGACCTGCTGGTGTACCTTTAAATAGTGTGGATGCACAAGATGTATTATCTGATCCTAGTACTTTGTACTCGGTGTACAACACTCGCATGGCAAAAGCAGATTCTAATTTTTCTGTTAAAATGCAAAAGTTTAAATCTGCAGAGTTAGATTCTTTATTAAAATATGCAGAAGAAAAAGAAGGAAAGGCTAGTGCGGCTATGGCATTTGCACGAGAAGCATTAAATGTGTCACTACGTCCTAAAGCGAGGCCATATCAGGTAGGGGAAGCTAAAGAACCAGACTATACTTTTACAGAAAAAGATAGAATAAAAGAAATACAACAAGATTTAAACGCTGCAGGTATTACTGTAAATGGTAAAAAACTCGTAGTGGATGGTATTAAAGGAGACAATACTAAAAAAGCAATAAGGGCTTTTCAAAAAAGGGAGGGCTTAAAGGTTGACGGTAAAGTTGGAGATAATACTAAAGCAGCTTTTCGTAGGGTTATCCCTCAATCTGCAGTAGAAGTTGGTGAAATACCTGACCAACAAGGTCTTATGAAAAGATTGCCTATGGCTGCAGAAGCTTATGAAGTAGGTGATATACCTATGATCATAGGAGAAACTGATCAAAGTACAAAAGAAGGTCGTAAAAGAATACAAGAAGCTTTAAATGAGTTAGGCTATGACGTTGGTAAAGTTGATGGTATTTTCGGCTCTAAAACTAAAAAACAAATACAAAAGTTTAAAAAGGATAATGACTTATTAGATTCCTTAACTATAGATAAAGATACAGTAAATGCATTAAATGACGCTCGTGGAGTTACGATGGGAGGAGATACTGAAACCCCTAGTGCTGTTAGTAGTGGTATATTTAATTTTAAAATGCCTCAAAGTAAACTTTTAAATTTAGCAACGGGTACTCCTGCAAAGCTACTAATAAAAAATATATTAGGTTTAGATAGAAATTACTTAATGAAAAATATTCCTATACCCATAACCGAAGCAGCATTTAAAGAAGACGAACTTCAACACTTTAGAAATATGTGGACTAAGTATGGTACAGGAAAAGTAACAAAAGCACAACAAATAGACAGTGCAAATGCTGTTATGAATGTCATAACAGGAAAAGATAGAGCACCCTTTGACTTACCTGCTGATGTAAGAGCATATTATTCAGTTGGAGACTTTACACTAACACAAAACGAAGATGGTGAGGTAATATTAAAAGATCAATATGATTATAATATATACACAGACTATACTGCAGAGCCTACTACAAATAAAGATGGTGAGCAAGAATACCCTAGATTAACTACAGAAGAATTTGAGGATAAATACTCTACGGCTAGGGGTATAAAAGATACATTAAAAGCATATACTGACGGTAAGATAGGCTTCATGTCTGCTGCACATAATTTAGGGTTCTTATTAGGTAGTAGAGATTACAAAGATGCTAGTAAAGATGAAGGTACACCCATACGTATAAATCTTGGTAAGCCTGAAACTTGGGATACTGATAATGCTGATGCGGCAACAGCAGGATTAATGTCTCCTACTACGCAGCCTAAAGCTATACCAGAAGGGCAGGAACTTAAAGTAAACAATCTAACTATAGTAAACGCCACAAGAGGTGATGGTAAAGCTTACCGTGGAACTAAAAATATGTTTAATATATCACTTGATTATAACTCCCATACAAGTTATGCCAGTGGTACTGAAGTTATAATTCCCGATAACGCTGATGAGGCAACACGAAAAGCAGCAGATAAATTTAATAAAGCTATGGTAGCCTTTGCAAAAAAACATGGTATCAAAGGCTATAAAAACAGAGGCATTTTTACCACAACGCAGAACGCAGCGCGTAAAGGTGGCGAAAGAGGTGGTGCGGATAATACTATTCATGCAGAGCCTTTCTTCATTCAAGATAAAAAAATGGTAGCTGCTGTAAAAAATAATTTTAAAGAGTTCTCTCAAATTTACGTAGATACATTTGGTAGTTTACCTGCTAGGATTGTTGCGCCTCATGGGGTAGAAGGAGATGTTGGTAAGGTTTCTGAGGAATTTGGTAGTGAATTAGAATTTGGTAAGAGTGTTATAGCAACACTAATGAGAAGTTAATTAATGTTTGGCTTACCCTTAGAACTAATCACCATGCTCTTCTCTACCATACTTGGTGGCGTTATGTCTATATGGGGGCAAAGCATAAAAGGTAGGCAAGCCCAAAATGAAATGCTTATGCAACGTGTTAACTTTGAAGCCAAGCAAGTCAACAGGGCTAGAGATGCAGGTAAGAACGACAAACACTTTGCTTGGACACGTAGACTTATAGCTTTATCTGCAGTATTTAGCATTATTGTCTTGCCAAAGCTAGTCGCAGTGTGGTATCCTGATATCAGTGTATATGTAGGATACACAGAGGTACAGGGCGGCTTTATGAACTGGTTGTTTGGCCCTGATGAAGCTATCCAATGGAAGATGGCAAAAGGATTTGTAATCACCCCTCTAGATACACATATTGTATCAGCCATAGTAGGTTTATACTTTGGCGCTGGGTTTACTAAGTAGGAAAAATAAGATGGCAGTAACACAGTTTGGAGCACCCATACCGGGCAACTCATTGCTCACACACTCACCCGGTGAAAGACCGTGGGAGCGTCCATCAGAGTTAAACACGGTAGAAGAAGCGACACGTTTCTATATAACTAGGTTAGCTAAAGAGGAGATTATAGATGATCTGATGGCTTCTTTAGTATCAGGCATAGCTATCAATCCTATAGCAGAGGCACTAACTCTGTCACAAGTTATGCGAGGCAGACATAGCCTTGATGTAGCAATACTAGTAAAGCCTGTAATCATGGAGTTCTTAGCTGCTGTAGCTGACAACAATGATATAGATTACAAGTTTACAAACAAAGACCCTCAAGCTCAGATAGATCAAAAAGAAAGAGATCGTATGCAGCTAGTCTTGATAGGCGAGCTAAGTAAAGCTCAAGAAGAGGGTACTGAAGATGCTGGCACAGAGCTACTAGGTGAGATATCAGATTTTCTGTCACAGGATGTAGGCCGTGAAGGGGCTGCTGATGCTACACAAGAGATGCCACCACCTGAAGTTGTAGAGATAGACAAGGTAATGGACTCACCTGAAGAGGGTGCAGAACCAGAAGAATTACAAGAACAAGAACAGGCTCCACAAGAGATGGGCCTAATGGCTAGAGGGTAAAGTATTATGGCGTTTAATTATAAAGCATTTGCTGCAGGATTTATGGAGGATCAAGCACGTCAGATTAATACAAGAGTTGCAGAAGCACGAGAGTATAAAAGAGAGTTAAAAGAAAATGCTGAAGCATCTAAGAGTAAGATAAGTAAACTTGCACAGCTAGGTAACTTAGCTAAGTCTGAAATAGCTAGGTTAAGAGCGTATGGTGTAGATGATAGGTACATTAATGCAGGTATAGCCTCTGGACCAAAAGGTTTGTTTGATTTATCCACTGCTGTTCAAGAAGAAGCAGCGAGGCGTAACTTTAAACCCGGACAAAAGTTTGATGAGTTTGAAGTAGAAGCCTTAATAGATATGGATAAAGACTTTAAGTATGGGGAAGTTGATGCTATGGAGTTCTACGAAATGAACACGGCGCTAACTAAGCCCTCTTTGGGTAGCACTAAAGATAAAAAACGTGGTGTGTTTGGTTCATTACTTGGCTTAGACTTAGACGATGCAGTAAGAGCTAGGCTTGATGAAGATGCATACTTTGATGGCTATTCTGTTATGGATATAAATGAGATATCTAAACAGGAAGCATACGAAAGTGTCGCGCCGGGTACATACTTCTCGTTTGCTCCTACCAAAGCTGTTGATGTAAGAACTGCATTAAATCAATTACAAATAGAGATAGGTAGGATAGACGATAATATTAGTGAGAGGGCAAAGGCCCTTGAGTTTATTAATGAAGCAGAAGAAATATTAGCAGATGAGAATAGGGCAAAAAACTATGTTGTAAAGGGCAAGTTAATGACCCCAGAGCAGATATCTCTAGCTCTACAACAGCAAGAGAGAAGAAGTAAGACTATTACGATTGTTGAAGCTTTAGCATCAGATAATCCTTTGTACGTAGAGAAGATGGAGCCTATATTGAAGAGTGTAGGGGGGCTAGGTGATAATCAGATAGAAGCATTAAAGTTTAATGCTATGGCTGATCAAGAACTGGAGAGAACTATTGCAAATAAACTATTAGAAAGTGCTCCTAAAGAGAGTAGAGATGTAGGACAACGCATAAAGTTTACTGCAAAGAATAATAAAGGTGGCATAGATGACTATGAAGCGGTAGTAAGTAAAGGAGATGTTATATCTATTAAAATGAACGGTATTGTGACACCTGACAACTTAATATTAGGAAAGCTCCAGCAGATTGTTTCACAAGGAGGTTTGTCTAGCATTAAAGGCGCAGTGGTTGCATCTCCGTTTCCTTCTAATAGAACACCTGATGATGTACCGCCAGATGTTAGTAATGTAGCATTAGAGGAGGAAGAAGAAGATGAAGACGTTCTTGTAGACACTAAAGAAGATGAAGATGAGGAATACACTTTAAAAAGAGAGGGTAGACCTATAGATAAAATAAAATCATTTTTTGAAGGTCGTGGAGATAGGCGTAAAGAAGTAATGCGTAAGGTCGAGGAAAGAAGAGAACAAGAAGAGAGAGAGGGTACACCTGAAGAAGAAAAGGTAGAGTATGACAAAGACAATCCATATATTTTTGAGGAGGGTTTATCCAACGAAGAAGCTCAAGCTATTTTCGATAGTCTTCCTGCTGGGACTGTTTTTAGGAATCCAGCAAACGGACAGATCCGGGTTAAATAACATGGCAGATTTAAACTTTCCCGGCACTCCCATAAACGAACAGGTAGGCAAGTTAAATTTTCCCGGCACACCTTTAGGTGAGCTTGAGAAGCCTGTTCCCTCTATGGAAGAAAGTATTGTTAATACTATAGAAAAGACATTTGGTAAAGCAGATAATACCGTAGAGGCTCTTGGCTCTCCTGTTCAAGATGAGCCACTAAGTATTGACTCAACCTCACCCTCAAAGCTGAAGACCTCTGCTGAGATAGAGCCACCAAGTGTCGAACAAACATCAGCATCAAAGCCTATTCCTGAAAAACTACCTTCCTTTGAGGATGTATCTAAGAAATTAGTTTCAGACTTAATGAGAGACTTTGATTTAAATAAAGTACAAGCTGTTGCTTTAGCAGGTAATTTAGCATATGAGTCTACTAACTTTCAAACTATGCAAGAGGTCTTGTCTGGTGAACGAAAGAAGAAGGGACACAAAGGTGGTTTAGGTTATGTGCAATGGACTGACACATCAAGCAAGAATAATAGAAGAACTAAGTTTGAAGAGTTTGCGATTAACAATAATCTCTCTACCTCATCATATGATGCTAACTACGGATACTTAAAGAAAGAATTATCTGAAAGGATGCCGGGAACTTTAGAGAACATGGGTAAAAACATGATAAAAAAATTAAAAAGAACAAATGATTTAGAAGAAGCAGTTAAGATAGTCATGGCAGGATACCTAAGACCGAGGGCGTATGTAAAAAGAAAGACCAATCCCAGCGCATATAATAACTTGGTAAATAAAAGAGCCGACAGAGCAAAGCAGATACAAGGATTACTCTAAATGACCTTAGAAGAATTTGATAAGTTATATGGGAAGAAGGGAAAAGTAGAACCTAGTACTTCTGTAGCTATGTCTACGGCTGACACTGAGTTCAACGATATGTTTGAATCTGACACTCGTAAAGGAGAGAAGTTAAAGAAGGATGACCTGTACAGAAGAGACAGGTTAAACAAGATACGTGAATACATGATTAGCAAGAAGGGCGCTGACTACATGGATGCCGACAAAGAAACTGTAGTCGAAGACTTTGTTGACAGTATGCGTAGGTTTAACACTAACATAGTTGCTACTGCAGGAGAGGCTAGATTTATTAGTAAAGCAGACGATAAAACTAAGAATGTAGCTAAAGAAGCATATGAGTTGTACGATAGTTTAGGTAACGTGTTTGTCAATGATGGTTTGTTTGGTGCAGTGGACGGTGTAAAAGATTATATATTATCTATAGCAAGTGACCCTACAAACTATATAGGTCTAGCTACAGGCGGCTTGGGTAAAGCAAGTGCGCTGGGCGTAGGTGAGGCTAGTAAGAAAGCTATACAAGCCTCTGTAGCTGCTGCAGCTAGGAGAGCGTCTGCTAGTGGAGCTACTAAAGAGGCAGCTAAAAAGGCAGGAGAAGAGGCTGCAGATGCCATGACTGCTAAGTTAGCAGGTAGTAGCTACACTAAGGCATCTATGAAGAGAGCATCTAACGCTGCAGCAAAGAAAGCTAGAGCTAAAGTTAGGCTACAGGCCGCACAAAGAGCTATAAGAGAAGAGACAGGAGAGCTAAAAGGTAAGGCTGCTAAAAAGGCTGTCATACAAACTACAGCAATTGATGCTCTTTTGTCTGGTGTACAGGATGTAGCCACACAAGATATATACCATGACATAGGAGCACAGGACAAGTTTAGTGCTGCACAAACTGCCATGTCGTTAGCGTTGGGTGGTATAGGGGGTGGGTTGCATTACACATTCGGTAAGTTTGATGGTATGTCTGGTTTGTCTGAGGCTATGGATAATGCAAAGGCTGCAAGCAGAGCAGAGGAGTTTCCACTAAAAAGATTTAAAGCAGAGAAAGAAGCATTACGTAAACTTAAAAAAGCTAAAGCACCAAAGGCACAAATAAAAAAGCAACAGACCCTAGTAAACAAATTAGCTAGAGAGGCAGTAGCTGCACCTATTTTAAAGCAAAAATCAATTAAACAAGCTGCAGATCAAATGAAGAAAGATATACGAGATTGGAACACAAAAGTACAAACTGGTAAAGCAACCTTTGAAGGTTCAGACGGTAATCAAATAATGCCAGAAAGTTTGTTAAGTAAAATTATGTTAGGCTACACACCTGATGGCAAAGAGGCTTTAGGTATAAAAGGACCAGTAGAAGTAGGTGGGTTAGCCAAGATATTTAAAGACAACGGTATTAAATTTTCTAAGACTACAAAAGTATCAGATATCATGACAAACTTATTGCACTACATGGACCCTGATGATTTAAAAGATATATCACAGTTATTTAGAAAACACACTAACATAGAACTAGGCACGTTGCACAGCTTACCTGTGGAACTAGGAGATGTTATAGCTGCTACAGTTAGTGGTGCAGGTAGTACACTGAGTGTTATGGCTAGTGTTCGTAGGGCTGTAGATGGAGGTGTTGTATCTGGCAATGAGTTATTAGTTGAAACTATAAACTCTAAAGAGGTACAGGATAAGTTAGCAGAAGAGTTTGGTAAGAAAAGAAAAAAAGCACAGTACGGAGCGTATATGCAAAACATATGGAAGCGTCTTTTAGTTTCATCTCCAGCTACAACTGCAGCTAACGTAGCTGGCTTTGCACAGTTTTATGGTGGGCAAGGTGTAGCTGATCTCTTTAGCACTGGTATGTTAGGTGTAGCTGGTGTAGCATCTGCAACTAAAGGTGACAAGAATCTTAGTAAAGAATTGTTTAGACAGGCTCGTGTGTATAAAGATTTACAAGCACAAAAGATGAAAAACTTTCTTGATCCTATGTCTACGTATGAAAGTTTTATGGACTTGATGACAACAATAGATAACAACAAGCAGGTAAAAGGTTTGTTATTTGAAACTATAGGTGGGGGCATAGAAAGAACAGCCAAAAGATATAACATGGATATAGATAGTCCATTACTAGAGAAGACTGAAATATTTGCTGATGCCGCCATGATGATAACAGGAGTACGTGTGCAGGATGTATTTACTAAGTCACAAATGTTTATGACTGAGCTAGATAAATATATTAGATTAAAGCACGGTAAGGACAACCCAAATATAACTTTAGCTAGTGTGTTAGAGTCAGGTGATATGGCTAAGATAGATGATGATGTAATAGGTGGTGCAGTAGATACTACGTTACGATCAGTGTTCTCTAAAGACTACACCACGGATGATCAGATGCTAGGTTTTGCAGCTAAGTTTGTAGAGCAAGCATCTAACACACCTTTGCTTGGTACTGTTATACCCTTTGGTAGATTTATGAATAATGTTGTGGCTACTGCATATCAATGGGGGCCAGCTAGCTTGTTACCTGCAGCATCAAGGATATATAAGGCAAGTGGCAAAGACATAAAAGCTAATGAAGCTATGGCACGTTCTATGGTAGGAACTACTGCGCTAGTAATGGCAATGCAAATGGATGATGAGAGACAGAAAAAAGGTTTGGCTGTTAATGAAATAGAAATGAGTGGGACTATCGTAGATGTAAGAAATGTGTTTCCGTTTTCTTTGTTCTTAGCAATAGGTAGAGCCGCTAACTTACGTAGAAAAGGAGAGTCCGTACCACCAGAGCTACGAGAAGAAGTATTAAATCAGTTAGCCATAGGGCAGGTAGCTAGAGATGCACAGTTTGGTAATGATCTATTTAATGTGTTTGATTATTTTACTGGTGACGGTAGCGACAGAGGTAAAACATTAGATGCTTTGTATAAGTCTTTAGGCAATATAGCTGCAGGTGCTACACGTCCACTTGATGCAGTAAACAGGTCTGTAGGGTATCTTGCTGGTAACGATATAGCTAAAGATGTGAGACAGGCAGAGGGAGTAAATAAGTTTACGCAGTCTGCATCTAAATACTTTGACAATATATTAGAAGTTTTGATAGGAGAGTCTGAGGCACTGACAGGCGAGAACTTGCGTGTAGCTACAAGGGAAGGTGATATTTATGACGCTAACCCACTAGCTCGTATACTAGGTTTGAATATTAAGAGAGGCAAGACTGCTACAGAAAAAGCCTATACTCTATCAGAACTACAAACATGGAAAGCAGATCAAAGATCACAAATACCTATGTACGATAGAATATTTAATGAGACATTAGCCCCTGTATTAGAAAGAAGAATGACACGATTGCTAAAGAGTAAAAACTTTAGAGAGGGCGATTTAGCACACAAGAGAGGTAGGGTAAAAGAAGAATTAAAGAGAGCTAGAAAACACGTAAGAGATAATTTTAAAATAGCTACAAGTGAAGGTTTTTTAGAACAAAAAAGATATGATGCATCTAATAAGGGAACAAAAGAACAACAAAAGAAAGCCTTACGTATGATGAAAGAAAGAGGCGTAGATGCAGAGCTAAAAGATTTTAACTATAGAGAGTTGCAGACATATGAATCTATTATAAATCATCTTAACCTCAAAATCAAAACTGGCTTGTGATATGTGCTCTAACTGGTATATTCTTTGGCATGGCTCCAATAGCTACGATGTACACAGTCTGTGAATACAGATGCCCAAAAAAGATTAGCACTAGGTATCACTACTGGCCTTACCACATAGTCTTGTGGGATGAAAGCCAACAGTGTCCACCTAGTGCTAAACTAGATTAGTCTTACTTTAATCCATGTAATTCTGCAGTATATTTAGCTATCATAACTACATCATCTACTCTTTCTAAAGCCCGTTCTTTGTTCTTGCTGTTAGGCAAGTGTTCATTTATGTGCTGCTTAATAGGCTCTAGCTTTCTCAATAGCCCCTCATAAAAAAGCCTTTGCTTTCTTTCCATGTGCTCTTTTGCTTCACTTTCTATGGTCATTATCGCCGGGGTAGTGCTGCACAGAATGCCATAACTTCTGCATCTTTGTGTGGCATATTTTTTACGTACACTTCTTTTACCTCATCTGCTGCAACCTGACATATATCGTAGTTCTCATATAAGTAAGGCTGTGTTTGTGCGTAGTGTAGTCCATCATTAAAAAAGATAAGGACTAGTATCCACTTCATTTAACGATACCTTTTACTGCATCTATGCCTTGATTAACATAGGGTGTAGCCATATCAATGCCACTACTAATGGCAGGAAAGACTGCCTCTGTTACTACGCCAACGGCGATTATAGATACTACAAAAAACTCAACCATCTTATTTCTCCTTTATGTTAAGTCTACTATTTCACAGCTATCGCCACTACACGCTAGTGTTTGCATAGATGCTGTGTTATCGTCTTCTTCATAGTCAGATAGTCTAGACCAATCAATACTAGTTGGCATAATTGATGCTAACATATTGTAGTCTGACCTGCCTACTTCTTGATAGGGTGCTTGCTGGTACGTATGATCTGAGTGAGGTAAGAAAGATATACCGCTCATCTCATCAAAGTGTTTGTACACAAATGCACCTACCTCAAGCCACTCATCGTCACGCACTGTAATCGTCACTGATGGCTTGTGCTCACACCAGTGTCGCTGATATATGAGCCAAGTTTCTAGCTGCTCTATGGCTGTTAGATCATCTCTCAGGACTGCTTTGTCTGGTGACTTGATGGGGAAGCTGAACACTACTGTGCTATCAGGCTTCATTACACACGGCTCGTTAGGTATACCTTGATCAGCCATGAACTTAGTTAGAGGGTCGTTGGTATCAGCACGTACAGTACGGATATAAAATGAACTGTGGCGAGGGTGAATACCAGACGCACTGTCAACCAACTGGGATATTGTTCCCGATGGCTTAACGCAGCTAATTGCAGTAGCCGTGGGTATATTGAGATTGCTAGCAAGTTCAGTATTAGTAGAAACAGCGACATCTTTTAAGTACTCCAATGTTTTTTCTAGACCTTTGTTCTTTGTAGTCATTAATGGGTTATCCATTATCCCTGTGAGTGACACACCCAACAGACGCTCTTCTTCTGTATTTCGCTGCCACACCTTTCGCAGATATGGAAACTTTGTGTAGGTTGATTGAATTGTCCCAAGTATAGTTGCAACTCTGACTTTCCTTTCAAGATCGTCAATAGAGTCCGTAGCCCTAACCACAACCTCAGTAAGATTACAGAACTGATATGGCCTAAGTATGATTTCACTGCATGGGTTAGTACCAAACTCCCACTCACTGTCACGCCTACCGTTTTTTGCAGCTTGTTCCTTAGATGCTTCACGATTAAATATCCCTCTTTCTCCTGACTTACTTTCTACCAGAGATGTCCACTCACGTAAGAATGATTCCATATCTGGCTTCTCCGTGTAGCACACAGAGTTATTAGCTAGAGCACGATGTCCTGCTGTCTCCCACCACTGGCCTGACTTAGCGTGACGCATACGATCATCACTGAGGTTAGACAAAGAGATCATAGCACTGCGTCTTACACCACCAGACACAACTATCTGTCCTACAAAGCACATAATATCGTGGCACTCTAGAGCACTAAGCTTACGCCCTTCAGCATTTTTAAATGTCTGTGTAGTAAATCTAAATAGATCAACCAAAGGCGCTGGGCCACTAGCCCTACCGCCAAATGTCTTTAGCCTAGCACCTGCTGGACGTACAAGAGACATGTCCCACTTAGGGATTTCACCAGCCCACAGGAGTGCCAACACTTGTCTAAACGCCTTAGCCCACCCCTCCTTACTGTCCTTAACAATGATAGTGGTATCGGAATGATAGAGAACAGGGATTTCAGGAAGCTTGTTGATGTATTGCCTCTCGACACTGAACCCGACACCAGTACCACAGAGAAGGATGAACATAGCCTCATCAAAGGACTTAGGGTCATCTACGGGTAAGTAACTACAGTTGTATATGCATGTATTATCTCTGTCTGCTGCTGGCCCTGCAGTCATCATGGCTCTCATGGATGGCATTACCTCTAGCTTTAGTATAGCATCCTCTATCATTAGCTGTTCTGCTGGGGATACTTTACCGTCAACCACATTGCTTATGTAGCGTTGTACTGTTTCACTCCAGTTCTCTCTTTTCTTTTCTTCTGGCATCCACTTGGAATACCTAGACTGATGTATAAAAGTCTGGTAGTCTGTAGGCAATTCTTCACCATTGTCCACGTTGTTATGATATTCAAACGCTTCCATGCCGCTTGCGTTAATCATGTTCTCTCCTTAATATTTAAGTTATCTATCTTCACATCATCTATGTCGTGAAACGTGTTGTGTATCAGATCACGAACATCTTCCTCATGTGCATCTTGTACAGTCGATAGTACGTTACACGCTTCATCTACCTCCAATAGAAATGTAACGCTAAACTTTTTATTTGTACCGTTCACTTGTGTATCTCCTTTAGTGTTTTATTTGCCCATGTCAAATACTGTTGCGCTTTCTTTAAATCCTCTACAGGTGTAGGGTTCTTGTATGCTGCCCTGTGATTATATTTTATTACGTTACCTCTACAGTAAGCTACGAAACCGTTTGGTCCTAATACTTGCTTAATATAGTCTATACATTCTATACCATCAGTCAGGTTGTAATGTGCTGGCTTCTTTACACTGTCGTAGTTAAACGTAGTATCACCATTTATTATGTCATCTACATTAATAGTTTGATCTGCCATAGTTATTACACTCATTATGCGTTTCCTTGCGTTTTAGTAAACCTCGTTAGCTTTAGAACCTTACCATCCGTACCCTCTACCTTTTCATATAGAGGTCTTTCTTTTTGTAGTTGATGTTCTAAGCCTATCAAATCATTTCTGTGTTCTTCTACTGCATTATACAACTCATCATCATGTTGTGCAAGCTCTAAAAAAGCACCCATCAATGTAGCTAAATGTACAACGTAAGATACATCTTCTGATGTAAGTAGTTTTATTTGTCCTACTACAAGTCCAGTGTTCATCTCCCCTGTCCACTTACCTCCTTTGTCAAAAGAGCAAGGCTTCAAAACTAAAGCTACTTCATCATCTCCTATTTCATATTTCATGCTGTCACTTTCTTTTTCCCTTTGAACGGTATTGTTTTAACCGTTATAAGTTTGCCTTTTTCTTTTAGCCAAGTTTCAGGTATGACCCTGTGTTCCCACTTGAACTCATGCTTGTCACACCAATCACAGTACCTTGTCTTTGATCCCTTGTACAACTTTGCTTTGCAGTTACTAAAGACGAAACGAATGTCTAGCTCTGGATGTTGTCTCCGTACAGCTAAGTGTTTGCGTCTATCTTCTACGTCAAAGATGCCTTTGGTTTCTATTATGATACCATTGTCTAACATAAAGTCAGGTGTGTACGTTCTGTATCGTAGGTCTTCCCACTCTATTTTTAAACGCTCATACCTGACTTTCTTCTGATGTTTTTTAAGATACGCAGCAACATTATCTTCTAAGCCACTGCGATACCTCCTAGTGCTATGCCTTTTTCTTGGGGGCATCTAGTAACTTAACTAGTTCTTCTAGCTTTACCTTACCAATAGCACGAACACATTGTATCTGATGATCTAGCTGATTAGCTATTACTGTGTTTTGTTGTAGCACATTTAGCAAGTCTAGCTGTTCCTCTGTCATATCATCTGTGTCATATTGCCTGTCGTTTATCTTTACTTCCGACATTAGTATTCTCCTTTTAGTCGAGTATAATGTATGATAGGTGCTTCTCTTTTACCTTTGTACACCTTAGATGGTAAGCTCTTCAGCGTAGGCCAGCACTTAGCTTTATGTGAACAGAAGTTACAATCCATAGGTAGCTTATAGTTACCACTATTCACACCTCTGTAAGACTCTGGCTCATCCGTAAAGCATCTCTCAAATGGTGCATCACTCTTGAGATACTCATGGACATCCTTTATCTTTTGTATAACTTTATCCTTATCTACCTCTGCTGCTGAAACATACTTGAAGCTACCATTGTTCTTATTAACAACCCACCAGCCACCTACCTTCTTGTTAGCTGCCTCAGAATAGCCAACAAGCTGTGGCACGTAGCCAAACCCATCACCTTTCTCAAGTGTATAAAAGTCTAAGAACTTATTATCGTATGACCAGTTGCTAGCTGACTTGACATCATCTATCTTATCATCCAGTAGCATGTCATACTCACCAGCAATTTCCTCAGTGTCAGACAAAGGAAGTGATACCTTCTTGTTATCACCAAACTCTACCCCAGAAGCTCGTAACAGACCTTTCAGTAATGCCTCTATCATATCTCCAAAGATCATATTAATCTTAAATGATGTAGGCAATACGTCTTGATGCACTGGGTCATTCTTTTCAAACCAAAGCTGGCACTTAGGACGCCCGACATTGGACATCCTTAACCTAAACTCTCGCTTACCTTCAGGCTCATTGAATTGTTTCTCAAGAGCTACACCAATATCATCTTTTACTTTTTCAATGATAGCCTTTGACATCTTAGACTTACCATCAATAGAGTTTCTTAGGTACTGGTGCAGTGCTATTTCAGCAGGATGATTCACTATTCAAAGTCCTCTACGTCTACTATGTTAGATACAATGTTTTGCTCACTGGCAGATATAGTTTCTACATTATTCTCTGCCCACTTGGTAGTAACGTAGTCATTGCTAGCACCAACGTAGTCTAGAAAATCTTGCAGAGTATCGTTATCACCTTCTTGCAAACCAACAAAGTTACTAAGTGAAGCGTTGATTACCATGTAGGGATTACCGTTTGGTAGATTGCGTGTCTCTCCTAACAAAGCTATACTCTGCTCTGCAGGATTGATACGCTTCTTGATTAGCTTACCTACTGTAGTATCAATAGACTTTAAGCTGTCACGGTTCTTTACATCCATGACAAAGGCGAACTCTTGGTCATATCCATCGGCAGGATCACCGCCCTCATAGAAAGCATCTGTTAGTGTAGCCATACCCATGATAACCTTAACACGACTAACACTACGGATTAGGTCTTGTTGATCTTTGGGTAGTGCAGCAAAGTCTTTGATGTAACCTGATGGTCTACCAAGATTAAACGTACCAATCGTGTCTTTCATGTCGTGATTTAAATTAGTAGACAGGACAGACTTTTGCATGGTTTTGTTCTCACTATCCCAGCGCTGCCACTTCTGTCGTTCAGCAAATAGGCGTACCTCTACCTTCCTTGCGAACACTGTGTCTTCCTCAGTCACAATCTTAAACACAGGGGAAGTTGCTACCTTACCATCGATTGCCTGTTGTATAACTACCCCTGTAATCCTAGCTAGGCTAGACTGTGCCTGTCCTGCAGGGGCAGAGAAGCCCATTGCGTCAGTTAGGTTCATGTTATCTACCTTTAATGCTACTGCGTTCTCTTGCATATTTTATCCTTTCTATGCATACTAAGTTAAGTCTCAAGTTATACCACTAAACGTCTTTTATGTCAAGCCAGTTGTCACCAATCTTGGACTCTAATAGTAGTGGTACATTCATTTCTATATCGTATTCTTTTTGAATTATATCATTAAGGTTGTCGTTAAGTAAATCTATAATTCTTAACACATCATTTATTTCTTCAGGGTGTGCGTCAATTACCACACTATCATGCACACTGTTTACCAAGCACGACTGCATAGGTTGCAAAAGACGGTCAAGCTCTAGCAAAACTACAGGCACAACGTCACCCGTAGCAAAGCCCTGAACTGGATAGTTCTTGATCATAGTGAAGTGACTGACTGAGCCGTTCTCCCTGCGTACCACATCAGGGAAAGCGTACTGCCTACCACTGACGTTAGTTATCTTACCTTCGTTCACAGCCTCATCACCTAGCTTCTTGTGCCACTTAGCTATGCCCTTGTACTTCTCTACAAATTGCTTGTAGTATGCAGCTTCTGCCTTACTTCTGCCATACCCGGTAGCTCCAAAGAGAGGGGCGAAGGTATGCTCTTTTGCTTCTTGACGTGTTGTAGGCTGTCCTGCATCACTGATAACCTTTGCTGTGTAGGAGTGTACATCAAACCCTGTATCTATCTCCCTCATGGCTGTGCTGTCCTGTGCGAGGAAAGCAGCAGTCCTGAACTCAAGTTGTGCAAAGTCAGCTTCGATTATCTTACCACCATCCCAGCGCGAAATGAACACACGTTTTATGGGGAAGGTTCCTCCTCTTGGCATGTTTTGCATGTTAGGTTTTCGTCCAGAAAATCTACCCGTATTGGTGTTTGTTTGGGTAAGGGTAATATGTAAAACTCTGTCTCGTTTAGTGTTGGAGTAAATGCCATCCACAAAGCTACTGAGGTAGCTACTAATAGCACTAAGCCGCTTAACATCCTGTAAAAATCCAATCGCTTTCTCCATGTGGTTGTGCTTAGCTGTAGCTATAAGTGTATCCAAGTTTTTCTTACCTACACCAAACCCGTTTGCACTTATCCATTTCTTGCTTGGTGGGAAGAAGCCAAGTCCAGCCATCTCATTAGTATTTATAAGAAGGTAGCCTTTACCACCACACTTAGGACACTTGTTAGGCTTAGCGTAACGTGTACCATCCTTTCTTATCTTGTACACCTTGCCTGTACCATTACAGTCAGGGCAAGTCTTTACGTTTGTCTTTAGCATAAGTGTGCTATTCTTTTTTACTGCATCTTTAAAGTCAGACGGGTCTACAAAATCAAATAGCTCTGCCCACTCCTTCTTATCGTTTGGCTTACGGCTAAAGATAACCCAAGACAACTGCTCCGGTGAGTTTAAATTTATGGGTGTTCCTCCCATGAGTGCTCTAGTTCTACCCTGCAATCGCTCAAGGATTTCATTTCGCTCTCGTTCATAGTCATGTCTGACGTGTTTGAGGGCGGCTGTATCCACCCTGATCCCTGATCTAGACATTCTTGCGAGAGCTTTGCAGGTTCTAAAGGTGATTCCTTGAACGGATTTAAGGGATGCTGAAGCAGGGGTTTTGAAATCCCTATCTGTGGCGTAGTACAGTTCGCCAGTGGTAAGCAGGTCAAGCTCAAGATAATGGCTGAGTTCATCCAACGGTATCTCATTTGTGTTGTATCCTTTCTTGTAATAAGTTTTAAGTGTATCATCCTTTTGGTACTTCAAGCCTCTGCGTATAGCACACTGCTCTAAGCTCAGGGGCTGCTTCTGTCCACGCATAAGCAGATACTCTGCCAGCATGGTATCATATATCTCACCGTCATACTCAAAGCCGTTAGCCCACAGCCACTGTAGATCATATTGTAAGTTGTGACCTATCAGCAGCGTGGTGCTATCAAGTAATCTTTGTAAGACACAAGAGTTCATCTTATCTTTTTCTGTAGCCTCGTTGTGGTCAAATGGTAGCAGTCTCTTCATGCCACTTTCTAAACACAAGACACCTACCTCAGTCAGAGTATTAGCCTCTTCGTAAGGATCATTGTATATCTTTCCATCACGTAGTGTTATGGAGTTCTCTACATCAAGCACCCTCCTCATGCTGAATACCTAGCCCTCTCTCCATCTAGCTTGCAAGTTACCCTGCCATGCCATCCACCTTTTAGTTTGTTCTTAGCTATTACTAAGTGTCTTTCTGTATCTCCTTCATACTCTCCTTCTACATTTGGGTTCTTAGATATCAACACCATCAAGTCACACTCTGATGCCTTGCCTGTCTTGCTTCCTTCTAGCATAGACTGATCAACATATACCTTACCCTCTGCCTCTGCTGATAGCTGAGACATCCAGATCACAGCACACTCGTACTGTTTAGCTATGTTCCGGGCGTGGATGGCTGCATCCTTGAGGTACACATGAGAGTCAGCACCTGTCTTGTTGGCGAACTTATCTCCCATGTCTAACACCACTATGTCAGGCTTGTAGTTCTTTACTACAGCCTCAACCCAGTTCATGTCTTTACCTGTGCTATCAACTATCTTGATGTTGTCGTACACTGGCTTGTACCTCGTAGATGCTAGGGCATAGTTGTCCTTGATCTCTTCCATAGGCATGTTTGATGCAGCACTAAGATACCTAGCACCCACACGAGTGTAACTCTCCTCGTTACACAGTACAATGCACCTAGCACCCTGCCTAGCAAAGCCACCCTCAGAGGCTATCAGAGAGGCATGGAAGCTAGTCTTACCTGTGTTAGGTCTAGCACCTACTAGAACCAGATGCCCACCTGATACGCCCTCTACCTTTCTTTGTAGGGATGGTATGTTGAACTGCCACTTAGATTGTATCTCGTTAGCTACGAGTAGGTTGTCTATGGATATGTCACCCCAATCTACTTTTAAGTTAGGCAAGAAGTTATCTTGGTAGTCAGTCAGTATATTACGCAGTGGCTCAAGCGTATTCTTCTCACCGTTCACGTAGTCGAAACCTAAGTTCGCTACCTCTTCACCTACTACATTCCTGAACAAGCTAGACATAACTTCTTGTGCTACCTCTGAGCGCATGGGTGCTTCATCACGCAGCTTGTCGAACACTCTTTTGTACGACTCCTTGTTAGCTGTAGTCATCGTCTCTCTAGTAAAGAACAGGCCCTCTAGCTCTGCAAAGGATAAGTCCTTGTCGAACTGACCCATAGCGTAGTCTACAGTTTGTTTTATTCTGCGTACATCTTTCGTAAATAGTTTATCTGGTGTATGTATTCCTTTGTTGTTATCATAAAAGTCTTTGTTCATTAGTGTCCGTATAAGGGACAACTCTCCATGTTCCATCTTATATCTCTTCCATTGTGTCCATTAATGCTTTCCAACTTACCGGAAAAAGCTTACCCATACGATAGCTTATTTTCTGGGCTACATCCCTAGTCTCCCCCTGTGTGTCACTAGCAGTTCGTAGCTTGCACATATCTGAGAACGCATCAAGGCTACCAGACCAGTACCACTCAGTCATAGTTGACTGTGGTAGTACCATACGTGCTTGCTCTGGGCATACTCCTATATTAATAAGTTCGTTATACCTTGAGTGACAAGGGCCATATACTTCATCATTTACAATGTCAGATACTTCAACCTCCCAAAAGTCAGCTAAATAAGTCTTATCAGGTGGGTACATATCTTTATCACTACACATAATTTTATTTACAAAACCGTCCCCACTACCTTGTTTTTTATTATTTGCTTTTTCTCTCCAGTTGTCAGGTGTATAGAACTCTGGCTCATCATCTACATACCTACGGCTGATCTCATTCCATCGTAGAAATTTGTGCTTGACTAACTGTCTAGCTACAAAGATAGGAGCCTTGATATGGAACGACACAAAGCAGTGACCAAAGGGTGACATGTGCCTGTGCTTGGCTAAGTATTTAATAAGCTTATCATCCTCTGGCAGCGTATAGGTTAGGGTAGTCTTCTTACCAAAGCTAACTCTGGCTGCATTAACTACTGACACATCACTTCCCATGTGTTCTATGTATGTTACTTCAATCACTTACTATCTCCTAATAAAAGATTCTCTAACACCTTAATTCTTTTCTCAAGGCTGGCTACTTTTTTATTTAGCTCATCAATATAATAATTTTTATTCATTTACAAACTCTCCTTCTCTTCCAAAGCTAACTAGGCAGTACTGATTATAGGCTGGATGGTACTCAACTACAGTGTATGTACCTTCATCAAGATTCATAAAGATTGCCATAGGCAATAGCACAGGCGTATCACTGAATCCATCAGATTCTTTGACTGTGGTTAGTTGTGTAGCCTGATAGATTTTTTGTTGTTTAAAAGTACGTAAGGTAGAAAAAGTTTCATCTTGATCTCCACATATCACTGGTTTTGTTTGTATCTTTCCTGCATAGGCAAGAGCGCCGCCGCCAATAGACAGACATGCTGTTAGTAATAATCTAGTAATCATTTCTTTTCTCCTATATTCATAGGTGCATAGACCTCACCGTTGTAGTTTGGGTATTTCTTATCATCAACCCCAAAGTTACAGGACACAAGAAGGAGTAGTGTACCTATGATTATATACGTGGCTTTCTTACACCACTGTAAGAATTTTATGTACGTAACCTCTGCTTCTATCTGCGCTGCTTCTCTAGGGGTCATTGGTAATAGTCCATACACCTATCTCAGGCCAATAGATAAGATTAATAATTACTGGCACTCCTAGTATCATAAACGTACAGATTAGAAAAGCAGAGAACCATCCCTTAATGTGATATTGATTGTCGCTACTCATACAACTCCCCTCCATCACCGGACCACTTACTGTTCTTCTTGCGCCTCTCCTTAGCTGCTTTACGTTCCATGTTATTCATGGGTCTGATAAAGGTCTTCACACCCATGTGATCTTGTAGTTCCTTTTGCTTGTAAGCAACCTCCTCTTCTAGCTGCTTACGCTTACCCTTATCACTGAACACCTTCTTCAGTGAGCCTATCATGCGATATATTTCTTTAGTGAGTTGCTTCTCACGAATGTCCATCTGTACCCTCCAAATATTTAATAGCCATCTTTACTCCTTCCTTGTTGTCACCTAGTAAGCCTATGCCTCTGTTGCAAAAATCACACAGCCAACCTCTAAACTTTTTAGTTTTGTGGCAATGATCTAGTTTAGTCTGGGTGTATTCTCCACAACAGGCACATGAATCAGCAGGTGGTCCATGTTTTTTTCTAAGTTCATCTCTTTCTTTTGCAAGTTTATAACTACACCTCTGACAAGTATACTTATATGTTGGTCTATCTCCTTTTTTATATGACGATATTTGAAACTTAGTAATGTGTTTTGTAGCATTACAAACCCTGCATTTTCTACTATTATCTTCATCTCTTTTATCACACTGTTCTGGTAGTTCCTGAAAAAGATTTAACTGCATATCTCAGTCTTTTTATGTTTGTGCTTACGCACTGGTTTAGGTTTCTTCTTATCAGGTATCACCTGTGGTTTGTACTTGGGTTGTCGTAAATCCTTCGCCATTGGGTTGCTCTTGTTTGTTGTGCCTCTTTGCCTCATCAATCCACCTCCCCAAGAAGTTTATATCTTCATCATCTTGATACTTAATATCATCACGTAACCTGATAGCTCTGGTAGGTATGTCACACCAAGCCTCTATCTCTTTGCGCATAACTAAAGTCTTACGCATAGCATCAGGATCAAGTCCAACGATAACATACTTAGCATCGTCACTCAAGCACTCTTTGTGTGCATCAGTTAAGTTAGTGCCTAGTAGTGCGAAACCTGTTACACCGGGCCATACTTTAGCCACAGTGATAGCACTAATAACATCCTCCACTAATATGAATACACCATTAGCTGTACCGTAGGAATACCTAGCGTACTCAGCAGCCTTACCATAGCGCAGCCATTTAGGTTTAGCGCCATCTAGCTCACGGCCTATTGCATCTACGAGCACACCGTTGTGATAGATAGGAAACACTGCACGTTTATCTTTAATGTCGTACAGTAACTCTACACCTCGTAATGTTTCTGCATATATACCCTGCCATCTCATACGAAATCTGTTTATGTATCTGTTGTTTACAGGGTTAGCTATATGTTCTGGATAAACGAAAGGTTCTGCCCTCTTGTTAACATTTCCAGTTTCTATAAGAGGCTTAACAAAGTAGCTACTCATCTCTTCTGCTGTCATGCCATAGCTAACTTTACCTTTGGCATCACAAGATAGTTTGTAGCAGTTGTAGATTATCTTACCGTCACGCTTGGTAGCAGTAAAAGTATTCTTACCGCCACATCTAGGGCAGTCGCTCCTGATGTTAGCACCTTCAGCTATGTCTAGTTTGTCCATATCAATAAGCATCTTTTATATCCTTTAGCATCTCTCGTACTGTTGCTTTAATATTTTTATTTAACTTTGCACTTTTTCTTTGGTTTTCTGTAGCAGTAATTATTTGTAAGTTCCCACTCCAATGTGGGCCTTTCTTGCTAAGAGGCCACATATGATCGACGTGATGCTGCACACCTGTTGCTTTAGTAAACATGTCACTCAGTTTATATATTTGGTTTACACGATTCTTTTCTATAGGACAATCACGCACTTTTATAGGTATCTGTTTTCGTTTTGCTGCTCTGCGTTTAGCATTACGTGCGAAAAACTTCTCTTTGTTATCTTGATAGTAAGCAACTACCCTCTCTTTGTTAGCCTTTACCCAAGCATTCTTGTTAGCTAGTATCCTCTCTTTGTTAGCCTCTCTGTAGGCTAGTAACTTCTCTTTGTTAGCCTCTCTGTAGGCTTTCTGTCTAACAGCTATCTTCTCTTTGTTAGCCTGATAGTAAGCAGCACTCTTAACCTTCTTTTTAACAGCTATCTTATCTTTGTTAGCTTGATAGTAAGCTTTCTGTGTAACAGCTATCTTATCTTTGTTAGCTTGATAGTAAGCCTTTTTGTAAGCTCTATCATGCTCCTTATAATTGCGTGTCATCACTCCTTCTCCTGTTTAAATGCACTGCGCTGGGCTAGTGCTTCCGATGCACCAGTGTAGGTATGCTTGATGTAAGGCGTCAGGCTGTTGATGTTAGTGTGACCAGACACTTGTTTGATCTGCGTTATATCTACACCTGCCTCAACCATCTCAGTGATAGCAGTACGGCGCATATCCATAGCTGTCAGGTAGCTTGGTAGTCCTGCTTCCTCTAGTACAGCATTGACGTATACGTGTAGCATCTCTTTACTGTAGGGCTTGTAAGCACCATCACTAGGCTGCATCTGTGGAGCCACCAATACTTGAAAGCCGAAAGTGTCGTGCTGTTGCTTGAGCACATGCATAAAGCCATCATTGATAGGTAGGTGTACGGACTCGCCTCTTTTGCTTTGCTCTAGGTTGCATCTCTTTTTGTCAAAGTCTATAGCTGCCCAAGTAAGCATACGCATATCACCTACACGTTGGCCCCACTCGTAAGCCATCTGTACAATCAAGCCAATGCTACGCCACTTCCACTCGCTGTACGCTGTAGATAAAAACTGGCTTACTTGCTCTGGCTCCCATGTAACCTTACGCTTTGGGTTAGGTGTCTTATCTATATATCGCATAGGGTTAAACACTGATATCTCATTCTTGATACCCCAATTTAAAAGTATAGACATAATCGCAGCTATCTTATTAGCTCTGAATATGCCACGTTTAATCCAACAATCGTAGTGCATCTGCATAGTAGGTACACTCAAACTTTTAAGACTAAGATGCCCAGAGCCATCCTCAATTATACTCAGGCAATCACAGTAGTCACTCTGCGAGGCACTACCTAGCTTACGGAAAGCATCTGACTTTAGATATCGATACACTAATTGCTGTACGTTCTTAGGCTTCACCAGTTTCTTCTTCTTTTCCATGCAATCCAACATACTCTACAATGATCCTCACCTATTAGTGCATCTATCAAACGCACTATGTTAAGTTTACCTTTACGTTTCCACTCGTAGTTTCTGGCTGACAGCGTTTGGTTATTGCTGCCACCCAGTGCTACGTTAATCAGTACGCTAATTGCTATCAGTATCTTTAGTGCGTACCTTTGCATCACGAAAGCCTTTTACTATGTAGTATATGAAGCCTAACACGTAGGCCACTAAGAACGGTATAATTACTTGGGTTCCCGGTTGCACTTTACTTTATCTCCTCTAGCATTGTCTTTCCTTTCTGGTTAACGTGCCTTGATTGTAGACTGTCCACAACCAAAGAACAAGTATTTATTTAAGCTTGTCGAACTCTTCGATCAATTGGTCGTACATCTTCGCAGCTTCGTCGCGTCTATCGGACAAAAGCATTGTCATCATAAACTCTAATTTAAACTTTAACTTGTTGCCTAGTGTTTGTTCTCTGGTTCCTGCTTGCACTTTACTTTATCTCCTCTAGCATTGTCTTTCTTTCATAGGCCAATCTAATTATCTTAGCTTGCTCATCAATCTCTTTTTGCAAAGCACGTATCTTCTCTTGCGCTTGGTGTATCTCGTGCTCTGCAATCTCAATCTCACCGCATATGCTCATTAGTCCATCCTTGTTATGTAGTGCTTACCGTCAGGCATAGGCAAGGCAAGTATAGCTGCCTCGTAAAAGTAAGCCGTACCATTAGGCGTAGCTTCACGTACTATGTCTAGCTTTTGTTGTTCATCCAGTACCATTGCTGTATGTCTCCTTATGTTGCGTTAAATTCATATATAGCTGTAGCGAAGCCACGAGGCGTAGCACTGCGAATGTTTTTAGTCTTCATAGACTTGCCACCAAGCTTGAGGTGTTGCCTACTGTGGCCTTGCTCTGGCTTTACTGGATCAGTCCACGGCATACGGAAGCCGTTACCTGTCCACAGGCAAGTCTTCTTAGGGTATGCATCTTTAGGTGCAATGTAGTCAGGCCAAACAGGGTGGTCAGCTTCATCATCGTGTATGTAATTGCCGTACTGGTACGGATGGAAAGAGTGGTTAGGCTTGCGCCACAGTGTAGCTAAAACTGACACAGGGTTTTCTATCATGTATGGGCAACCCAAATCATCAAACAAGTCAGAGCAATCCATAGCGTGTTTTGCAGCCTTTTCTTGAAACAATGGGTCAGCCTTACGCTTGGCTGCAAAGTGAGGCGCACCACTGACAGCCATATCAGTACACACAGGCCAAGCCATGCCAAACACTACATTCTTACCATTGTACTTCATAAAGATTTGCCTGTGTGTTTGGAAATCGTGCAAGTCAGCATGTACGTACTTGATGCTACCACCACTAGGATAAACGTCAGTGGTGCTGTCATCGTGCTGTATATCAAACGCTACGCAGCTATAGCCTTGCTCTGCCCACGGCTTGAGTGCTTCACCTGTGTAGTCGTATAGGCTTAAAACGTATTTGTCTACATTAGGGTTAGTCATAGTATCAGTCTCCATTTGTGTTGCGTTTATTACTTACCATCATCCTAGCATTGCACCTCAAACCATGCTAGGGTAAAAGTAAGTCTTAACGCTTACCCTGCAAAGTGGCAAAGCTTGCGGTTGGTCTGACGGTTAGGCTTATGCTCTACATAAATACTACGTCTGCCTAAGTGTAGTTGTGTCATACAATCACCAGTAACTATCTTATAGCCACGACTACTATCTTTGCGGTTAGGCTTGCGCTTGCGTGTTAGACCTTTGATCCCTGCAAAGTTAAAACGAAAGCCGTTAGTGCCATCATTTAAAGGCTTGGTTGCGAATAATATAAACATGATTGTGTCTCCTATATATATATACATGTTTGGTTTTTATCTATAGTCCAAGTATAGCAAATCAAAACTATA